GAGCGTGAGCGTGCCCAACGCAACGCCAAATCAGAAGACGCCAACGCCTTCGCCTTGCAACTGCTGATTGCAAAAGCCCAGGACGAGAACGGCAACAAGATGTTTTCCCCTGGCGAAATCGACGTGCTTAAACACGAGGTCAAGGACAAAGACCTGCAGCAACTGATGCTCGGTGTTTTGACCGAAGAAAGCGACGTCGACATGGACCCAAAATCCTGAGCGCCCAGCTAAGGAAGGACAACTGGCTCATGCTTCAGTTCGGCGTTGCCAAAGAACTAGGCATGAGTCTGTCCGAAGTCCGATCCACGATGACTCCTGAAGAGTTACTCGGCTGGAGCGCTTATTTTAATGTGATAAACGAGGACCAAGAAAAGGCAATGGAGAAGGCCAAACGCCGCCGCTAAAGTAGGTAAACGAGTACGCCGGTTGAATTGTGGCTTATCAGGCTGAGATTCAAATCGGCGTAAAAGGTGTACGAAATTTACGTAACGCCCAAGCCAGAATTGAAAGACTCTCAAGGTTAGTTGACGAAACCAATAAAAAACCTTTATTTAATACTGCAGTTGTAGCAAACCTGAATACATATAATGCGGTTTTAGCTAAAGCTAATAAAACTTTAGGTAAAACACAAATAGAATTAGACAGTGCAGGCAATGCAGTCGGTAATTACAAAAAAGCTATAACTAATCTTGTTAGAGCCCAAGCTGATGCTAATGAAGCAAAAAAAATTACAAATAATCTTTTAGACGTAGAAGCGCAAAAGCTCGGTTTAGCGACTCAAAAATTAAAAGCATACAACGCCGCAGCTGCTGCCCCTACCCAAAGAGGTGCGGCCACAACGATGACTGGAGCGTACCTCCGTGGCCAACCCCAATTTGGACCTCAAGTTCCTGCGGGATTTGATGCAGATGCTGCAGCTGCTCGTGCTCGCGTAAAGCAGTTAGCTGCTGAAAGTATTGCTAGAGGAAAAAAAGCAAAAGAAGAGATAGATCTTGTCAACAAAGTAGTGAACGAGCAGACAGAGATTCAAAGACGTGCCTTTATGGAAATAAACAATACAAAAATTAAATTTATTCAAACGCAATTAGACGCTGAAATTGACGCCATTGAACAAACTCTTGCCCGTCAAATCAAAGCAGACAATGCCGCTGGCGATAACTGGGAACGCCGATTTAAAGCACGGCAAGAACAGACTAAGAAGATAGCTCAACAACGTGAGGCTGATGAAAAGCGCATGGCGGCGGTTCAACGCCAGAACGCACAGGCCCGTGAAGAACAAGAACGTCGCATAGCTCGAATAAGAAAAGAAGCGGCGACAGCAATCCAACGTCTTGAGAAAAGTACCAGAGACGCTAAGGCAAAGCGTGTAAAAAGACGAAAGGATGCCGCAGGAAGTGCAATTATTGGTGGCGCGTTTCCGTTGCTGTTTGGTCAAGGCCCTCTTGCAGCCGCTGGGGGTGCTATTGGTGGTGGTGCTGGTGGTCTTCTTGGCGGTCAATTTGGTTTCGGCCTTTCTTTGGTCGGTACTCAATTTGGCGCTATCGCCCAGGCATTTATTGATAGGGCTACTCAATTAGGGCAAGCGTTAAACCCCCTCACTGCAGATATCGGTCAAATCGCTGAGGCAGCAGGTTTTGCTGGTACAGAAACTGAGCTGTATATCAAAGCAATTGAACAGAACGCGGGTAAACAAGCTGCGTTAAAAGCAGCAACTGAGGAGCTTGCCGCAGTTGTTGGAAACGAAGGGGTCGAGGCGCTCCAGCAATTTGGACAGGCAACAACTAATGTTGGTAACGCCTTTAATCAATTGCTGGCACAAATGAGTGCTGGCATTGCAAAAGCACTTAGGGGTGTAACTGAAGAACTAGCTGAAAACCTAAGTAGGTCTGCAGCTTTACAGGCCGGTTTAAAACGTACGGACGGTCCAATTGGTGACAAAGCCGAAGAATTCAAAAAGTTACGTGCCCGTCAAGGAAAAGTTACGTCTGAGCAACAGCTGAAAGACAACAAAAGGCTGCGCGAACTTCAGAACGAAATTATTACGGCCGTACAGTCTGAAAACCGCGAGCGTCAACGCACGCTACGTCTTACAAAAGACCTCCAAGAAAAATTGCGTGGTATTAAAGACCAGCAAGCTCAGGTACAAACGCAGCTAGAAATTTTAGACATTACTGAACGTGCGACACAGGCATCGACCGAAGCTGCCAACCTCCGTAAACAAGCCACTGAGTTAATTACTCGTCAAGAGCAGCAAATTGCAAGTTTACGACTAAGTCTTGAGCAACAAATTAATAGTATTCGACTGCAAAACCTCAGCAAAGAAGCGCAGCTCCGCAATACGCAAGACAAGCTTGAACTGGCACGTTTACGCAACCGGTTGACGCAAGCGTCGCAAAGTTTTGCAGCTTCTATCAAGCTCGACCAACCGGGGCGCGATTTTGCAATCTCACTAAATAAAGCTGCCGCTGATTTTAATCTGGCTCTTGCAGCAGCCAATAACGAACGCGCGGCTAATGATCGTTCCAACGCACTGGAGTTAGAGCAACTCGGCGTACGAGCAGAGCAGACAAAAGCAAACGTACGCCGACAGGTAGCCAAACTGCAAGCCGACTTTGAAAAACAGTCTAATGAACTGAATCAAAAAGTAGCAGACTACAACAGAAAAGTCAGTACAGAGCGTTTCAACCTTGAAAAAGAAATTACCAAACTACGTCTTACTACGCTTGAAAACGAACTTGCCCTGGAACGTCTCAAACTCGAAAATGCAAAGGACATAAGTGAAAAACAAAAAACCACGTTCGACCAAATTCAAAAAGGTATCGAGAGAGCAAGACTTGCATTGAATAAGCAAGCTGCCCCTGAAAAGATCGGACCGCTCGATCTCGGAACTCCCGGTGGCGTGTCCACCGAAGGTTTTGATGCGGTTATCGAAGAAAGCAAGAGCCTCATCCAAAAGTTGAACGAAGCAAGAGGTCAGCTAATTGATGAAGAAGTTGTGGCCGCGACGCAGAAATTCACTAACAGCATTGCCGAGTCAACTCAAGCACTGGTTCAACAAGAAACCCCGCTTGACACTCGTTTGAAGACGATGGAGCGTACTGCTGAAGTTGCTCGCCTTGTGGCTGAAGGCTTTAGTCAAGCAGACGCGACAGCAATTGTTGAAGGAACCCAAGCTTTCGCAAAACTTGACGAACAGCTCACATTCGCAAGAGAAAACCTAATAACGCTATTAGACGGGTTCTTGGCTCTCGAAGACAAGTCCCCTGAGATCGCAAAGGCTATCGAAGAAATTCAAAAGGCCCTTGGAAATATCGATGAAAAACTAGAAGGCAATAAAAAAGGCGTAAATGACTTTGTAAACAGCTTTGACAAAACAAATAAGATCAAAAATCACATAGATCAACTCAAGAAAGAGCTTGAAGACACTGAAGGCATGATCGTGAGCTTGGCTCAAACGATCGAAGGTGAGATTGGATCGGCAATGTCTACCGCTATCACCAACGTCATCACCGGCACTGGAACGGTCCAAGAGGCGATGAGCACAATGTTCGCCAACATCGGCAAGGCGTTCATCGACATGGCAACCCAGATGATCGCCAAAGCCTTGATTCTGAAAGCCCTCGGCGTGCTGTTCCCCGGAGCAAGTGGATTTAGCTCAACAGGTTATTACGACCAATTCACAGGCAAAGGCACGGCAGGTCCAAACTTTGGGCTTGCTGATGGAGGTCCAACCAGACCCAACGGAACTTACCTCGTCGGCGAGCGAGGTCCCGAGTTGCTCACCATGGGCAACCAACCCGGCTACGTCCACCGCAACACGTCCGAGGTGATGGATCGTTATCGCGGCGGCGAATCAGGAGGCGGTGCAGCTTCAAACGTCAGCGTGAATTACAACGTGACTGAAATCAACGAAATGCGCTTCGTAACTGAAGATCAGTTCCGCGCTGGCATGGTTCAAGCTGCCCGCGATGGCGCAAGACGCGGTGAAGCCAGTACTTTTAGAACACTACGAAACTCACGCTCCAACCGAGCCCGAGTCGGATTATGAGCACAGCAGTCGGCCTC